GTAGTTTCGATACCACTCGTCAGTCTTACTGTCCAAGTGATACCTGACAGTCAACCAAAATTTTTACGTTGTTCAGTGTTCGAAAACCGAAACAACAACCACAAGTCACGCGACTTATGGATTTAACACCACACCAGAGTTGAATCTTCTGACACCTGATTCATCCGTAAAAGAAACATTACTCTTTCGAGAATGAAGGGAATTTCACCCAACGGCTAATAGCCATCTCTAAACAGTGTAAGAGGCAGGCAGTCGGAAAAATCAAATCCGATGGTGTAGGGTGATTTACGCTCACCATAGTGTTACGCTCTAAGACGTTCTCCCACTAAACGCTAGCTACATCCCCTCGCGAGGTTCACTAGTTATTCAAGGCCGTGCAGCCTAGCAAGTTTCGTCTGAAGATTTGTTGTAAAAAGCAACATACTCCAGATTTCCTTGGTCGTAGATTTAGGTTAGTCCACATCAGTCACAGTAGGACCTCGTTTGTGTGCTTTAGCCTGCGCTCCACGCTTGCGCTTTCTTTTCTTCTTGCCATTAGAATTTACCTCTTGGATCCTGGGGACGGATCGGGGTATTTTCTTCTGGGGGGACTTCTGACCCATCGTTTGTTGACCCGTTTGCCTCGAGTTCAACCATGTCTTCGCGCCTCCAGCAAGGGCATTGCCAGCAGCTGCTCCCATCGGACCAAAAAGGGCTCCAACAGGTGCGGCGTATTCCGCGACAGTAGACAAAACATCATTAAACCACTCTCCTAAGGGGTTCTCTTTCACCATACATCCTACAGGTAATTCAGCAATAGTGCGAGCATAAAGCTCAAGCGCATTAGCATCATACGGCGAGGGTGGTCGAGTAAGAACTAGAAGATCAGGTTCAGACGTGGACGGGATGCGCTCAACAAAATACTTGACGGTAACTTGCAAAGTACTCTGTGAGTTCATTCCAGAAAAGACACAGCCGTGAGTATCAAAGGGCATAACTCTAGCGGTTGTGTTTGTGCCATTACCTTGTTGTCCGATAACGGCCGGCGCATAGGACCAAATATTGAAATTCGATCCACTTGTCAATTCGGTGACCGATGGTGGTTTCCAACCGAATGGCATGTTTGGAATTGCAGCGAGGAAATCATTATCAGCATTGGAAATAGTCCCAATACCATAGTAACCTTCAGCCGCGCTCCACGTTCTTGAGTTGGGATACAACTGAGCAAGAGACTGAGAAGCAGGTGGTAGATCAAACGTATCGCACATCAAAGCGAATCCCTGAGTGGGAAACACTTGACCGCGATGAGAAGGTGCTCGATAGCACGTTACTGACCCACTTTTGTAGAGTTCAGCCGTTGTGTTCACGACTTCTACTCCACATCCAATCATGCGATAAAGCCCTCCACAGGCCGAAACGGGGTAATGCAACGCAGCAGTGGCGTTTAAATATCCAGCCGTTTGCTGCCAATCTTGACCAACAATTCCGCTAAGGACATTGTAGCCAGGAAGAATGGTAGGCCACACTCCAGCAGTGGGAGCGGCTCCGATAGTACTAGTCAAGTAACTATACGGAAAGGCTTGTAGAGAGGAGGCGCCGCTGTTCTGGATCATAGCCGAGAACGGAGCCAAGAAGATGTGTGCCTCCCACGGACCAGATCCGGTCGACGCAGGAGAGCCAATTGATACCGTGCTTGTAAAACATTGCACCAATGACGGACACACATTGAGGTCGGGGTACCCAGTCGGGGGTAAAGCGACGTCATGGAAGGGATCGGTAGCAAGAGTCAGCCAGTTCATCCCTTCTGGTGTTAACTGGCGATTTGCAATCATCCTATCTATGATTGACTGAGCCCTGCGAGAGACTCGAGGAGCAGTGAATTGGCCATTGGACATTCCAAACACAATATCCCTCCTCCATCCGTTCCTTCCAAACCAGTCCAGCAGCGACGTAAATAATCCTCGTCACTCCAAAAACTAATAGCGGTTTCAAGTAATGGACTTATTGTCTCGAACTTTTGCAAGTAAGAGACAGCCAACGGCTTAATTCGTGAATACTCCTCATAATTAGGGTACATAAGCAACGAAAATGCCATAAACCGGGAAAGAATGATATCGTGATCAAACTCCCTATCAACAAACAAACCTACCCAGATCTTATCTAGTTTATAATGTGGTACATAATACTCTTTATTCCAAAAGGAACGAGCTATCGTGAACCCAGCGAATTCTGCTCCTACAGGACCATCGGTTCTCACCAATGTCTTAAGCTGAACTCCAACCATTTTAACATTATCTCGATAATAATCAAGATACCCATCAGGGTAATCTTTACCAGCGGCAATGCGATCGTCTCCAAGATATTTAGTGTTCTTCTTGAAGTTAACCACTGCTAGCGGATCCGGGGCGCGATCAATATGCTTATAATACATGACTTGCATCATAACCTCAACCATAACTCTAGCAAAACAATTGTTCTCAGTTGTTGCATCAGCCCCAGAGGGGTTACAGCAATCAATGGATACTATGTCGCCAGATGGGAGGACTAGAATAACATTAATCATGTTCTTAATAACAAGATCGCACAAAAGTGCATCGGACTCGGTCAATTTAACAGACATATCAAGTGCCCGTCGACGAAGTCGATAAATATCGGTCATAAAGCGAAAGCTCTTATCCCAAAATTCGTCGTCTTCAGAGTCAACAGGCGAACCTATCAAGCCTAAGGCCATGCGGTGAACATGACCATAAAACCAAGTTTGTCCGTGTGCAATTTCACGGTGTTTGCGCAGTCGTTTACTCTGCTTTGAGAAAAAGTACTTGTGTGCTGCCACATGTTCCTTACATTGAATCATAAACATTCTCTGTTTGCGTTTTAGCAATTTGAGAAGCGGTACTAATTCAATCTTCATCTTAGCGAAGTAAACGAATGGATAGTAATTGCGAGATACATGGCTGCGAACATAGGGCATTATACCACCTGACTGGTGTAGCGCCCTGGCCTTGAAATCTCTTACCAAAGGGTAACCTCCGAATCTACCGAAAAATCCAGAGGATTTAGAGTCAACTAGCTCTGCTCCTATTTCTGCATCAGTTGACAATTGTTCCCCCACCAACCTGCTTTTTAAAGCTACCCACGTCAGTTCGACGCTTTGGCTCCACTCTTCGCTTTTGAAAGCTGGGAGCGTTTTCTCTTCTTGGAGCGCTTGGATAGCAAAATCAACGGTTGCGCGGGTGGTTTGGGCTGAGGTATACTCGATTTTAGGGAAGGAGTAGCCTCTACTTTCACAATAACTTGCGAATTCTGAGAAGACGGTCCCGTTAAGGTCGGGGACGGTAATATCTTCGGGCATTCGCTTCGTTGCGAGTTGGCAATGTCCAAATTTTCGGAGACCGCCACCTTCTTTAGTACGGCATTCCTCTGGTCGGTAACGGATGACGAGAGGCCGATACTGTTTAAAGGAGTCGATCGAGCTTCGGACGAAGCCAAACTGACCATAATTCCATTCCGCACAGCCATATTGTGTGCGAAGTTCAACGCGACGGTGTCGGTGTTTGGTCTATCGGAACAGACTACACACTCAGACACACCGTTGTATAGGTTAAACCACTTTTCTTCCAGGTCTTTAAGAGCCTTTGCTAAAGTGACATCATCCCACACTGCACGCATACGATTAATCTCGTCGCGTCGTTTAATTATATGATCATAAGTTTCTTCCCAATCCAACAGGTCAGAATACTCTCTTAAATCATTAATAGTATCAATGATCTCTCGTCGTTCGTCGGCAGTAGCACTTGACTTATACGACAAGATATCTTCAAGTCTCTCGGCGCGCTCCTCAGCTGTTTCATCAAACAGGGTCGCACCAACAGTACGTTCCAAGTACTCACGGCGGCGATCCTTTTCGGACACAGCATCACGGCGAGCTTTATCTTGGGCAGCTTTCATATTTTGCCCCTTGCCTTTATTACCTCCTGTATGAAACCCGCGCCCTTCGGCTGCAGGTACAGGGATTGTAACGGCTTTGGGTTGCAAATATTTATCATCTAAAATTTCAGGTAAAATACTACCATAATTTGATGATCCATAAGTTCCAGTATGGATCGCGAACACATGAGACGGTTCGGATGCATCTACTACTGGAGAGCCACATTGAAAATTTTTAGTGTCAAAATCGTAGTTCATTCGTAAACCACAACTCGAAACACTAGAAAGAGAGAAACTAACACACGCTTGTAGAGTGTCAGGTTCGTACGTTCCAAAATACGTTGCTTCGGTCTTTTTAGGCTTCGCTACACGCAAAGCTTTCTTTCCAGGTATCGGCAATATCGACTGATCGATTATGCCAATGTCATTCCCTATAAATTGTACGTGGGGAGACAAATCAATGTCTTTCCCATTAACAACTACATACGGCTTAAAACCATTCTCGAAGACATGTTGAGTAAGCGCCCAGTACGTTTTCTTCCCTTGTGAGGAGTTGAATTGTACTTTAGTCGCGACGTCACACATCCCTTTAAGTGATCCTTGCCCTTTAGTAAGAACAGGTACAGTGGAATCGGCGACCCATGTTGTGGGTATCTGCCGAAAAAGACTCCGAGCTTCGCTCGTGGATTTGGATCGCATTCGCTTAATAATAGAATAAGTAACAACAATGACTAGTGTTGAAAAACAAACAGTCGAAAGGCAACTCAAGGCTGTGTCCGTATTACTACGAGTCCACGCCTGCTGTATGCCCCCTGCTTGCTGATTTCCAGCTCCAAGAACAACGTTCTCAGATTCACTACTATCACTATCATTTATATCATCAAATTCCTGTAACGCTAGGTTAGCGAGGTCGTCACGAAGGGTAACGCCTCCTTTTGCTTTAATCGCCTTATACGTCACAGAGCAAACAGTCTTATCATCGGCTATTTGCAATGGAATAATTAAGCAATCACCAAGGGACTTCAGATCGTCGGCTGTTAAGTCGGCGATTATCTGCACCCCCCCTGATGATCCAACGGTCCAAAGATAGTACGAATTATCTTTATCAAGACCAATATCACCTATACTGACGGCTACAGTAGCCAAAGGTAGACGGTGAACTCTTCGCAGTACGCGAATGTCACTCATGTCTTCTCCTTTAAGTTTGCCAGATATAAGGACCTCGGTCGGGGTTATTTGCTGTTCAGTAAAGACAACTTTGCCATCAACACCAGAATACCGTCTAGTGAGAAGCTTAGGTCCAAATGTTGAGCTTCCATACACACCAATATTATCGCACTGGTGAATGTATACAGTTTGGAAATCATCAACTGCCTTATCAAATACGACAGCAGGGTCAGAACTGCGTTCTATGTTTTTGGTTGTGCGCTTGAGATATTGACCAGTTCTAGCTAGCCCAGAACTTGCGTCCCGGACATTGCGTGTGATCCAATCAAACTTAGGCAACCACCTAAACTCTAAAACTAAAGGCGCTAATAATGCAATAGCACCAACAATACTAACCACAGTCCTCAGAAAATTTATCCAAAGAGGTGTCTCTTCTTTCTCCCGCCCATCGGCAGGTTGCTGCTTCGACTCACTCTTTTTATTTCGATTCTTCCACATTGTCCACCCGATTAAGGATATAACAACAGTGGTAATAGTTCCAACAATAACGTTCATAATAATGCCCGCTTTCCTCTTATTGTGTCGCATCTGAAACGAGTAGTAAAGTAGACCATATACAAAGGACATAGTCTCTAACACCTCCATGTTAACAAATGATGCAATACCGAATGCCATTCCTAAGATGGAGACAATCGGTGAACCATACACAAACATCAGGAGAGTTCCAACACGAACACCTAACCAGCCTATAAACCAGGCGGCGGTGATTGGTGGATAAGCAAAGAACAAAGTCTTTAATTGCCTGAAAAACCCTAACGCATACCCATAGGCACGCACCGGGGCTGTGGCACGATGAGGAAGACCTCGTTGCTCAGCCAGATTGAAAGCTTTTGTAACTTTCATATCTCTCTTGAGATTGTGTTCGCGAAATTTCGCTCGCAATTTTTCTGCGGATTTACAGTTACAAGCCCTAAGGACTCGACCATCTGTATAAGTTCCAACATAGAAGACGACACTAGGTCCATCGCTCTTCCACACGGATAACAACGTGGTTGTGAGTGCTCCTTCAGCATCATCATGTACATGATGCCTAACAGGTGTCATTCCTGCACAACTTTCAATTGCTGGTACTTCATCCTTTGGATCCTCAATTAGGTCTCCATCGGGCAGTTCACTAGGCTCTCCGTTCTCCACCATATGTCGTGTGAAGTTGTCTTCGAAGTCCTTGTTCAACGCTGTAGCGAACTGGATATCATTTGATATATCATGCGCGCGCCCATAAGGGTCACGCGACTTTGGCGCATCCTGTATCCACTTGTTTGTTAGGTCACAAAGTGGATTAGATCCTGATTCATGGATTTCAGGAGCGCGATTTGCATTATAGCCCGGGGAGTCGTAGCCGTCGTCATCATCTTGAATGGTGACTTCGTCAGTCGACTTTTTTACATTGTCTTCAGTTCTATTACTAGAACCTCGTTTGCGTTGTG